TTGCAGCCACCATTGATAGAGTTATTGACTCTGTTGCAGGAGCTACACCAGCTGCTATCACGAAAGCACTTCAACCTATTTACAACCTATCGCAGGAATACGTTCCTATTGATACAGGAGCACTCAAGGAATCAGCATTCATTGAAACACGTGAAGGTGTCAATGGTCCCAAGGTAGTCATCGGGTACGCTAAGGGTGGTACTCCTTGGTATGCCGCCTATGTGCATGAGAATTTGGAAATGAAGCATGCTAAAGGGAAATATGCTAAGTTTCTCGAACGTGCTGTGAACGAACGCATTCACATCTTTAAGGCTATATTGGCCAATGAGATGCAAGCTGCAACGACGAAAGTAGGTTCCGCGGGGAGAGTCAGATAATGGCTGAGTATCCAGCATCCGTAGGAGCCAAGAGCCTTCTTACAGCACATGCTGCTATATCCGGGTGGCAGATTGAGATTGGCGCAATGCCCGAGAGCCCGGATAAGGTTATTACAATTTATGATACAGGCGGCCAAGCACCAAATCCGAAATGGCTTTTGGACTTTCCTACACTGCAGGTAATGGTGCGTGGCGCTGTAGGAACGTATCTGGACACGTTTGTAGAGGCTAAGGCAGTTAAGGATATCCTCTTAGGTACACCATCACAGGATCTTAATGGTGATAGGTGGGTGTCCATTACACAAAATGGCGATCTTGGCTTTTTAGGTAGGGATGAGGATGAACGTCCTTTGTTTTCAGTGAACTTCGCACTAATCATCGAGCCCCAGACTGTGACTAACAGCCACAGGCTTGCTTTATAATGTAAGGAGACAGTAATGGCTAAATCAATTAGGATTTCAACAGATGATGTGACCTATGTCACTCTTCCGGGCTCGCAGGGCGAATTTAACGCAGATGGCGAGTCAATCGAAGACACCATCCTGGGACAATCATTCACGTCCATGGATACGGGTCTTACTTCCTGGGGTGTCAATTCTGACGCTATCTGGAAGGGTGCCGCAGGTTATATTGCAAACCTCTTGCAGGTAGGTACGGCAACAGGTGCCACAGGTGAGGCAATGACCCAAGTAACAGGTCAGATATACCAGATCGATGCAACAGCAAAAGAGATCTGGGATCGTACCTCCACAATCACGGTTTACGATAATGCCGTCGACCACACCGCAGATGTCGCGTTTATCGATTACCTGTTCGGTCAGGTGGTATTTGAGGATGGTTACTCCGTCACGGGTCCTGTTACCATTGATGTGGACTACTTCCCCACAGCGGTTATCGGGTGTGCACAAAGTTACACGCTTACCATGACTGCAGACACCATTGATGATACGTGCTTCAACACAGCACAAGCCAATGGTGGTCGTCGTACATATAGTGCCGGCCTCCGCACCGTGGGTTTCGAACTCCAGGGTGTATACGCACCAGCAGATGATTGGAAGACAGCTGTTGCGGCACGTACCGAAATCATCATCGAGGTGGATCCCGCAGGTGATGGGCTGTCCGTAGCGCGGGGCTTCTTCAAGTTGGCGACGCAGGGTCAATCAGGTGCAGTAGGTGCTCTGGAACAAGAAACACTCAACTTCAACCTGTATGTACCTACGGAGTCAACCAATCCTGAATCGTATGTCCCCTTTGGTTGGAAACATGAAGCTGGTACCACACTCAATGCAGCATGTCGCATGTTGCTGGATTCCTGGGAACAGGAATTGAATACTTACTACGTGAACTACCTGCCTTCCGGCACCCCAGGTCAATCACCACTGGATGGAGCATCAGGGCAGTTCGTAGTAACCGATGTATCCCTCTCGGGGGATTTGAGTTCCATGAATGTCTTCCAGGCATCACTGCAAGGTACTGGAGGCTTCACGGTCATTTAAGCACTACACAATAATATAATGGTCTAACGTAACAGGAGACAATAGGTATGACTTCTAAAAGAAACGAACTGCGGGCCAAGTTGTTGGGTAACGCACCAAAACGGAAAACCGAAATTGTTACATTGTTCGGTGCAGAAGTAGAGTTGCGCCAACCAACACTGGCCACTATCATGGAGATGAGCGACGTCGAGGACAGCAAACAGCGGTCCGTCGATATGTTCCTGAAATATGCATATGTCCCAGGAACAAACGAGCTTGTCTTTGAGAAAGCTGATGCTGCCGTTATCCTCGATTGGCCCTTCGGCAATGAAATTCTGAAGATGCAGGAAGCAATAGGTCGTCTCACTGGCCTTAAGATTGCTGTGGATGATGCTGAGGTGGCGATGACACAAGACCCTTTAGAAGAGCAATCGTCGAGTACAGCCTAGAGATAGGCAAGTACTTCCATGAAGTGTTGCAGGAAGCGACACTCGACGATATAGCACATTACATGGCTCGTAATATAGTACAGGCTAAGGAGGCGAGACGTGCCAAAAGCAGAGCAGGTAGGCCAGGAAGATAGCGGGGCTGTGTCATGGCTATAACCATTGGTGCATTCAAGATTGACTTTCAGGCTAATACCGAGCCTTTAATGCAGTCTAAGAAGATGATCCAGGATTGGAGTGCTGCGGTTACAAAAGCCTCCAAGAATGTTTCCTCAGAGGGCATGGCAAAAGCCAAGTCCATGCAAGCGCAAGAAGTTGCAATGAAGCGTGCATGGATCCAAATGCAGAACCAGTTGGGTACCATGCGCCAACTTGCTTCTGCGATGCCTAAAGGATCCGCACAACAAAGGGAGATGAACCAGCGGATCATCGAAGCTTCTGCCAACTTGAGGCGCTACACCACAGAACTAACTTCCGGTACGTTATCCCAACACCAGATGGCTCGAGCAGCCCTTGCATTGCGTAATGAGATGCAAAAGGTGGCTGCTGCCACGAGGGAGACACAACGTGCGATGTCACAGGGTAAGTTTAACAAACTTACGGATACATTGCGTAACTTGGAGTCTGCCTCAGTTCTGGCCGTAGGTCCTCTATCAGGTATCGGCGCACGTCTCCGAAGCCTTAGTGCTATCACAAGTCGCACCACATTAGTAATGGCCGGCTTACTTGGTGCTATCACAGGTATCATCGTAGGGTTCTATAAGCTCACAACTGCATCTATACGTGCCAACGCGGAAATGGCACAAGTGGAAGCACGCCTCCTAGCTGTGTCAGGTAGCACATCGCAAGTAGGTAAGGACATCAAGTACATTACGGAACTAACCATGCGCATGGGTTTGGAGTTTGTAGGTACTGCCAAATCCTTCTCCCGCTTCAATGCAGCAGCAATGGGTACGTCCTTAGAAGGGGATAAGGCGAAGAAAGTCTTTGAAGGCATCACCAAGGCAGGTGCAGCGTTACGTCTTAGTGGCATAGAGATGGAAGGCATCTTCCGAGCAGTGGAACAAATGATGTCTAAGGGCACGGTCCAGGCGGAAGAGCTTCGTGGCCAGTTAGGTGAGCGACTCCCAGGTGCCTTTAGGTTAGCGGCCGAATCAATGGGTGTTACCACAATCCAACTAAACAAGATGTTGAAGAATGGCGACGTCCTCGCTGAAGACATGTTGCCCAAACTTGCTAAACACCTTGAGGACACCTTCGGTGCCCGTTCAGCAGATAATGCCAACACTCTTCGAGGTGCATGGAATAACCTTACTACACAATTCACGCTCTTTGCTAATGAGGTTAATGACGCCACGGGCATAACGGATGCCTTAGTGGTGGTAGTCAAAGACCTTACCGTAGGCATGAAAGACCTAGCTGATAATGTTACGCTGGTTATTAGGGCCTTTGAATGGCTAGATGATGTACAAAGTAACATGAAATTCTCCAGCCCGACCCTTACTTACAGCACCCTGATCAGTTTTGTGTCTGGTGGATTCATGACGGCATTACGCAATACTGGTAGGCAAATGGGTTGGTTAAAGGATGACACGGATAAATTAGCTGAGTCCTTCTTTGATGCTATCAACCCCATGGATAAGTTGCGTGCTGCAGCAGAGAAACTTAAAGAAACCTATCATAGCATGACATCCTTCTCTGCAGGGTTCCAGAAGAGTATTGTCGACGGTAGTAAGGGTATTCAAGAACTTGTTGACGACATGGATCAACTTAATGACGCAATGGAGTTGGTTGCTAAGGGTCGCAAGTTTGAAACGGCCATGGAAGAGGCTGCATGGGCAACTAAACTCGCGGGATCAGCATGGACCGATCTATTCCTAGTATCCAAGATGTTGGCCACGGAATATGACATTTATGTTATACCCACCGTTGCTGGGGTAGCACAAGGCTTAGCCACCATGTCTGAAAGAATCCGCGAAGGCATCGATGCCATGCAGGAAGGTGACAAAGCTGCAAAAGCATATGCGGATGCACTATTTGAACTCGAACAGCTGCATAAGGAATTGGCTGCAGCGAAACAAGGGCAAGAAGCTTACGATCTTTATACCAAGATCGTGTCCAAGATTGAGGACCAAGCACAGAAGTTACGGGAACTGGGTGTTGATGAGCAATTAATTGCCGATTATGTTGCCGATCGTCTTGCCACTATGATCGCTATTACAGCTGAACAAGAAAAAATGAAAGCAGCTGCAGAACGACATAAGCAGGTATTGAAGGACGAAAAGGATTTGATCAAGGAGCAAAATTCCCTGTATGAAAAACAGGATAAGGCTCTTGAGAAAGCCAATGAAGCTATTGATGTCATGGCTATGCGCATTGCTGCAATGGCTAGTGGTCCTGATAGTCTAGAAATCTTTGAGAAGATCCAACGTCCTCTGGAACAATTTGTTTTCCAATTGGAACAAGCAGGTGTTGCGAAAGCAGACATCGTTGCACGCGCTAAAGAGTTCGAAGCCTTACTGCAAGAACAACTTAGGCTGACTGGTCCAATCGCACAGGGAATGCAAGAGATTGCTGACTCCATGGGTGATGCTATGGAGAACCTATTCACTGGCGCGAAGACACTTAAAGATACCTTTAGGGATATGGCTGAGGAGATTTATAAGTCTCTCGCACATCTGCTCATCATCGATCCTCTGGTCAAGCAAATAGGCACCAGTTTAACAAATACGTTCACTCAAGGTACCAATGGTCAAGTACCAAGCATCCTCAACCTCTTCAAGAAAGGGGGTAGTAAAGGTACTCCTGGAGGTACCCCAGGTACAACTACGAATACAACAGGTGTATTGAAGGCCGGAATGAATCCGCCAGATCCAACTGCCCTTATCCAGAAGCAGGATATGGTGCAAAACAAGTTCAAGAAGACCATTGATAACTTTGATGATGCTATTGCGGAGTTCCGTGAAGCCTTTGCACAACTGCAAGCCTGTGTATGTAATGGTGCTGGGGGTGGTGAGGGTGGATCTGCGCTAGTAGAGTCCGCTGATGCTCTCTTTAGATCCTCCATGGAAATGGGTAGTGCAGCTGACGTCATAGCAGATGCAGGTACGGACATTAGTTTTGCAGCAACACAACTTGAAAGAGCAGCCGCATGGGATAAAGCTATGGCTGACGCAGCTAACAAGCAGGCTACTAAGGATGCGATCTTTGGACTCATCCAGCAGGGTGTATCAGCATACGCATCAATGGGTGATGCGAGTGCTGCGAGTGCTGGTGGCTCGAGCACATACAGTGGCAAATCTACTCCAGGTACTCCAGGTGATTTTGGGCCTAATTACTTCCCAAATA